TGGTGGCCCTCCTGGTGGTGGTGGTCCTCCTTTTAATGCTCCTGGTGGTGCTAGTTCTGATGGTGGTGGTCCTCCTTTTAATGCTCCTGGTGGTGCTGCTACATTTGATTGTGCAACCGTAGATTGTGTAATCATAGATTGTTTAGATGCTGCTTCTTTTAAATTTTTTAACTCATTATTTAAAGCAAGATTTTCTTCTTTTATTTTTTGTAACTCCTCCACATTTATTTTTTGTAACTTGTTAGCATTTAATTTTTGTAACTGCTCAGCATTTATTTGCTGTAACTCCTCAGCATTTATTTGTTGTAACTCCTCAGCATTTAATGATATTCCATTTTTTTTTTTTAACAAAATATTTTCTTTAGTTATATCTTTTATTTTTTTAAAATTTTTTACATCATCAGTTTTTATTTCTATTTTTTTTAGTGATTTTATTGTATCCATTATTTGACCTATTTCTTTTTTAAATTTTTCTAAATTTCCAGGCTTTTCCATTTCTTTTTGAAAATCAACATTTTTAATAATTTCTAAAAATTTTTGAATATCTGTATTTAATTTTTTTAAATGTTCATCGTCTCCACCACCACTTAATTCAATTATTTTTTTTTTACTTCCATCTACCATACTTCCACCTATCATACCCATCAAGCTTCTAAAAGTTGAATCACTCGTAATTATCATCGCTAAAGAATAAGCTTCTGAAAATAATTCAGCATGAGAATTATTATTATTGTTATTAACATAAATAAATATTGTTGATTTCTCTGTAAAATCTTCAATACTATCATTACCATTCCAATCACGTAAATTACGACTAGTTAAAGGATCATAAATTTGAATATAATTTTGATTAATATTTGCTAATACATTCAATAATATATCAGGTAGATAGGGTGGTAATAAAAAAGTTTTTGTACCAATTATAAAATTATTTTCTTTTAATACAACCATAGATTTTAACTCTAATGTTTCTTTGTTGTTATTTATATTTAATTTACTATTAACATCTACTTTATAATTATTTAAAACTTCAAAACCAACTGCATGATGTGGTATATTTGTAAAATTAAACATTTCATTATTATTTGGTTTATAAGTTCTTCTAGGAACACTTATTATTAAAGTTCCATTTGTACTTGCAACATAAATAATTCTTGTTTCAATTATACCATTGTGCATAATAGGTACAGTTGTTGTTAATGATTTCTGTAATTCTATATTATTCGTATTATTATTATTTAAACCTAATATAGGTAATTTTATAAATAATATTGATATTTTAGATACTTGTGAATAATTCATTGGAATATTTTTATTATCATTAAATAATAAGTTAGGATAACTATATATTGTAATACTCCTATATGCTAAAGAATTCATAAGCCTCCTTAGTATTATATTTTCATCTCCAATCATTAATAAATCTGGAGCATCATATGTTGATAATTTACATTTGTTTATTATATTCATAAAATTAAAATTAAAATGATTATTATTATCATCAAAAAAATTTCCATGTCTTAATTGCAACACTACTTTCCATAAACTAATTTGCAATAAAATACGATTTAAAATATCTTTAATAGGTGAATCAATACTACAAACAATATCAATAGGATCTGTAATTAAATTATATATTAATTGCATATTGGGATAATATGATATTATATCTCCTTCATATTTACATTTAAATATATATGCAAGATTTGAAAAAAGAAAATAATTATCATATTGTTTAATATTATCTAGGAACATTGCAGCAATTACAGGATGTACAAAAGATAAATAATTAACATCAAATGAATTTTTTATATTATTATTAATATTATCCTTATCATATAATGTTGATTGTAAAATAACTTGTTGCCAATTCATTTTGCTATATTGATATTCAATTAATATTTGTTTTGCAATAGGCTCGTCGTCTTTACTAATATTTATTTTATTAGCTGTATTGTGATTCTCACCAAAAAATAGTGCCATATTATTTTTTGGTTGTAAAATGTTATTCTGTTTTGAATAATATAATTTTTGATAACTTTCTTTGAATAATTTAAATTCTTCATCAGTTAAATTATATTTATCTTTATATTTTAAAGATTTTTTTAATATTACATGTAATGGAAATTCTTCTATTCTATATTTCTTTTTAATAAATTTTATAAATTTTACAAATTCTATATTCATTATTAATTTAATCAATATAAAATAAAATATAATTTATTTTATTTTAAATATTATTTAATTAAAGAAACAGAATTAAATAATTATAATTTATTTTTCTCTCTTAAACAATTATTTAATTGTATTGTTAAAATTATTTTTTCGTCAAATAATTTATTTTTTTCTTCTGTTTCTTTAATTATATCTTCTGTTAATTTTTCAACTATTTTTTCTAAAGATAATTTATGAAAATTTAATTCCTTACTTAATTCCTCACTTAATTCCTCATATATTTCATCTTCAATTTCTTCTTTAATTTTTTCTATTTTTTGTTCATATTCTTTAATAAGGTTAATTATATTTGTAATAGCATCATCATATTCTTTATCTTTTATTTTTAGATTTTCTTCTAATTCTTTAATTTTTTGTTTTAAATCTTTATTTGATAACAATTTAATTATTTTTAATATTTCTTTTACTTTTTCTGATTGAGTGTTTAAAAAATTAGGATCAATTAATTTGTCTGAAAATTTATCTATAATTTTATTTACAATGATTTCAAATTTACTCATTTTATTAATTAATTCACTTTGCGAACCACCTTTTTGTAATTTATTATTATTATTATTATACATGGTTAAACCTACAATTAAAGTATAAAAACTATCAACTAATGGATTATGTGCAATAAGTTTTTTATCATTTAAAACTAAAGATTTAAATATTTGTTTAAAATCTTTATTTAATTCCGGATCTAATAAGTTTTTTTCAATAATACAATGATATGTTGTTTCTAATTGTGCATTTTTGCATAGTTTTCTAAAAATTTCATTAAAAAACGCAATATCATAAATTAATATTGTTTTTGGTAATACAGGTAAATTATATTGTTTCATCAAATTATTAATTGCAATTATATCCATATTTCCTTTTACCATTAATAAACTACCTGTTAATGTATCATATAATGATTTTAACCATTCAACATTAGGAATAATTGTTCTTTGTTTAACATATTTATCTTCTAAATATAAATTCCATATTTTATAAAAATTTTCACTACCTATATCTTTTAATTTTAAATTAAAAGATGTTTCTTTTATTTTTTTAATAATTTGATTTAAATTATTTTTATTTAAATCAACAATTATTTTTTTTTTTAAAATTATTGGTGAGTTTTTTATACTATTATAATATTTTATAAATTTTTTTAAATTATCTTTATATTTCTCTAATTTTCTATGATATAAATATTGTTTTTCAATATTTATAATTTTTTTTTCAGTTTTTTTAGAAACATTTATATAATCGCTAACTATTACATTTAAATTTGATAATGTTTTAACTGGAGGAAGATTAAAATGAAAATTACCATAATAAAACCATTTATTATCTTGTTTTAGTAATAATATTCCTCCCATTTCCAATAAATATCTTTCATTAAAGTGACTTTGAAATTCGATATCAAATATTAATATAGATGATAGAGAAGTAATTTTATTTAATATTGTTTGTAACTTTTCATTTAATTTAAAAGTGTCTAAATTTTTTAAAGGTATATTATTTATCCAAAACATTTAATTATATTTATTTAGAAAAAAAATATCTACATAATTTTAATATAAAAATGGATATTACATATGAACAAAACGAAATAAAAAGTTTTCTTTTTCAAAATAATGATTATTTTAATAAATATAGTAATGAAATAAATACTAATTTTTATACTTTAAAAGAAACATTTTTTTCAAAAGAAAATATTAATATAATTCAAAATAAACTTATTAATGAAGTAAAAGAAAAATCAAATGGTAAATATGTTATTGGATATCAAAAAAATGAACATTTAATACAAATAATGGAAGATATATTTAAAACATATAATAACAATGTTAATGAAGATATAAATGAATTAAATAATAAAGTTGTGATATTTTGTTTACCATATATATTTAATCAAATCACTTCTCATATTAAATGGCAAATTGATAGTAATTCTCCTTTAATACCATTACCATTACCAGAAACAACATCAATGGCAGGAAAAAAAACATTACCATCTACATTTTTTTAATAATATTAATATTAATATTTATAAATATTAATATTAATTATATATTTATATTAATGAACTATATCTATTGAATAAGCATTTAATATTTCTTCTAAAGTTATATTGGCAGCATTATTTATAGTTTTTAAATTGATAAAATTTTGATTATAAAAATTATTTTTATAAATATTAGTATAATTAATTTTTATACAACTTACAGTACTCATACCAGTTGTTACCATTGATCTTACAAATGTAGTGTAAGCTGGAATGGTAGGATCTGATAATACGGTTTGTGGAAGATTTTTTAAATCATTTGTATAAATTAATATGGTTTGATTTTTTATAAAATCATTAATATTATCTTTTGCTTCTACAATTTTTCGAATAGGATAAAAATTCTTATTTTCATTATCTTTTATAGGATCGTAAACGCGAATATTTGGTCCTGGCAAAACATCAGAATCATAATTAAATACATATGTTTTAGATCCATAAATAAATTTTTTTGTTGAATCAGTATCTGATGCTTTTTCATTTAATACTACTGCAGATTTAAGGAATAGTTTATCAGAATAATGATTATTGTATGCTACTTCATCATCTGGTGATGTATAATTTTTTATTGATAATGCTAAGTTAGTTATAACTTCAGCACTATTTAATGTTTCTAACCCAATTGCATTATGAGGTAATTTACTCATATTAAATACTTGGGGTAAATTATGAACACTTGCATTCATAGGTAAATAAGTTCTTCTAGGAATACTTACTATTAATACTCCATCAGTTGTAGAAACTGTTGAAGATCTAAATTCAAATCTACCATTTGACATTATTGGTTGAATAGTATTTAAAGATTGTTGTACATCTAATGAAAGAGCCATATTATCTATTTTGTCATTGCTTGTTACAATACCTCCAAAAACATCGTTTTTTATTGCTATTAGTGCTGCATCTCCAGGATTACCATATACATTATTTAATCTTTGTTTAAAATCATTTCTTGCTGATGATGTATTTTGTATTATATTAGCACCAGTTGGTGGTAATCGAATATAAATCATTGCTACTTTAGAAACTTGTGTATAATTAAATGGCATATTAAGAGTATTTATTTGAATATTATTATTCATCATTGGGGCCATTGTTGGAACACTATACAAAGTAGCACATCTATATGCTAAAGAACTTAATATTCGTCGAATTATTATATTTTCATCACCTATCATCATAAGATCAGGAGCATCATATGTTGATAATTTACAATTATCAATATGCATCATAAAATCAGCTGCTACAAATGAATTATAAGTATCATAAACTACACCATGTCTAAGTCTATTCACATTTTTCCAAAGAGTCATTTGAAGTATTACACGATTAAGAATATCTTTAATAGGAGAATCTGCATTGCAAACAACATCATTTGGATCTGTTACAAGATTGTACAACATAAGATAACTATGAAAAGTTGTTATTGGTTCGCCAAGATATTTACATCTTAAAATATATGCAAGATTTGTGAATAAGAAATATTCATCAAAACTTGCTATTTTTGGAAGGAACATTGCAGCAATTACTGGATGAATGAATGATGAATAATTAGTTGTTCCAGCATCGTTAGATATAACCTTACCCTTGGATGGATCAGGGTAACCTGGAGCTCCAACTGGAACTACATCTTGTAATCTTTCAAAAGGTTGATCAAATTTTTCACTTACCGTATTTTTATAATTATAAGTAATAGATTGTAAAGTTACTTGTTGCCATAACATTCTATTATTGTCATATAAACCAATAATTTCTTTAACAATTCTATGATCACCTTCATTTACATGAATTTTTCTATTAGTATAAGGATCATCACCAAATATTTTGGCCATGTTAGTATTTGGTAATAATATATCTAATTTACCTATGCCATTACGAGAATTCATACTCTTTTGATAATATTGTCTGAAAAGTTCAAACTCTTCTTCACTAAGGTTATATTTCTTTTTGTATTTTATAGCCTTATTGAGAATAATATGTAAAGGATGACCATACATACCATATTTACGTTCAATTAGTTTAGTAAATTTGATTGAACGCTTACGAATATAAGTTAATTTTTCAAAATAAGCTTCTTGTATATTATCGAATATTTTATCATCGCCGAATTTTCTTCTTAAATCATTCATTGACGCTCTGTCACCTCCTTTTTTAAATAATTCTGCTACTTCTTTTTCAATATTAATATTCGCTGTTTCTTCAAATCCTTTACGAGTATTTCCAGGGTTATTATAGTTCTTGTCCATTAGATATATTATAATAAGACAAAATTTTTTTCAATTTAAATTCTTAATTTAAATTAAATTAAATATTATTTTCTATAATATTTTAAAAAAATTGTTTTTAAAACTTTTAAAGAGATATTAAATACTATTTATATACTAGATGGAAAATATTTTTAGTACTAAATATATTCCAAAAGAACCGTCTGATATTATCGGTAATAAAGATCATATAAATTTTATACAGAATTGGTTAAGTAATTTTAAAAATAGTAATTTTTCTTCAATTATTATATCAGGTCATCATGGAGTAGGAAAAACTATAGCTATTAAAACAATACTACAATATTTAAATTATGATGTGAAGTATTTATCATCTTATAATTTAAAAAATATCAAAAAAATAAATGAAATAATAAATATGAATTCATACTTTTGTGATAATAATAATAATTTTGCAATAATTATTGATGATTTTGATACAATTACTTTAACAAGTAAAAAAAATTTAATATTTCAATTGTTTAAAGATAATCAAGATAAAAAATATTTTCCAATTATATTTTTAACAAACGAACAACATAGTAAATTAATATCAAATATAAAAAAATCATGCCCTGAATTAAAGTTTCAATATCCAGAATTAGATGAATTAATTATATATGTTAAAAAAATATGCAATAATGAAAATATTATTATTAAAAATGATAAACTAATTGATAATATTATTAAATATAGTCAATTAGATATACGAAAATTATTATTAATTTTAGAAGATTTAAAATTAACTTATAATGATAAAGAAATTAATGAAAATGAATGGAATTATTATATTTTATCATCTAAAAAAAAAAATATAAATATAGGATTGTATGAATCAACAAGAAAAATATTTGATAAATATACAAATATTTCTAAAAATATAGAATTATATGAAACAGAAAAAGTATTATTACCATTAATGATATTTGAAAATTATGCAAAAAATTTACTACTACGTCAAATACCATCTAATACAGAATTATATGAAATAATGTATAAAGTATCTGATTATATATCTATTGGTGATAATGTTGAAACAAATATTTATACTGATCAAAATTGGTACTTGCAAAAATTACATGGTTTTTATACATGTGTTGAAACATCATATTATATTAATAAATATCCACGAAAAAATTCAAATACATATGTATTAAATTTTAGTACTGATTTAAATAAAACTAGTTTAAAAAATATTAATAAAAGAAATATTAATAATATTCAAATCTTATTAGAAAATAAAAATTTATCAGATATTATGTATTTAAATAAAATTATAAATCATGATATTAATGATAATAAATATAGTTTCATTAAAAAATTTATTAAAAGTTATAATTTAAATAATAAACATATTGAATTAATAAATAAAATAGATAAATCTTTAGAAAAAATAAAATTTAATAATAAAATTAAAAAACAACTTATATAATTATAATAATGAAAGTTACAAAAATAAATAGTAAAATTTTTACTATTGAAAAAAATAAATATATTAAAATAAAAAGAAATCAATTGTTAATTCTTGATGCATTATTAGGCGATGGTAGTAATAAAATTTATAAAGGAAAAAATAAAAAATATTTTTTCTCTGAACATTTTGGTATGTTAGATTTTAATAAAAATGGATTAGATAAATTAATTATTAGCGCAAAATCTGAAAGAATTGATGAAGATGATGGTGATATTTATTTTCCAGGTGATGTTGAAGAAGCTTTAGAATATGAATTTATATTTCATACACATCCACCTACAGCAGGATTAACAAGAATTGAAGACGGTATTTTATATGAATTTCCTTCTATTCATGATATTTATCATTTTGCTGATTTATATAATAAAGGTAAAACACAAGGATCAATTATAGTTGCTCCAGAAGGATTATATATTATATGTACTGTAGATAATACAAAAGTAAAATATCCTAAATCAGAAAAAGTTTTTAATAATATGATTTCACAATTATTAAAAATACAAGATAAAGCCATAAAAGAATATGGTGAAGATATAACTCCAGATTTATATTATAATGATATAATTCAAAATAAAAAATATATAAAAATGTATAATGAAATGATAAAAAAATATTTTAGTAAAAAAATTAAAATAAAATATATAGCAAGAAAATATGATGAAAAAATAAATAAATGGTATTTACCTAGTTTTTATATATCATTAAATATTATTGAACCATTAAAATAATATATTAATAATATTATATTATGCCAAATAATACAGTTTGTTTTATTATAATATTAATTATATTATTATTATTGTTTTATTATTTTAATAGTTATGAATGTAATAATAATAATAATATAATTAATAATAATAATTATTCTGAAGATTTTTATAATAGTTATTTTGATTTAAAAGATGATATACCAATGAATATTAGTAATATTCAAAATATTGTTTGTAGTAAAGATTGTTGTTCTACACAATGGCCAATATCTGAAAAAATTCATGTTAAAGATACCACAATTGATATGAATGAATATTTACCTACTAATTTAAATTGCAATAATGGAATTAATGATACAGGATGTATATGTAAAAAAAAAACTATTTAAATTTTGTTTAATATTATTATATAATATATAATATATTATATAATATATGAATTATTTAGTAGAAACTAAGACAGAATATACAATTCAATTAACTAATATTCTTGTTCCTATAATTTATGAAGGAATATCTTCTATTTATGAAGATGCTTTAAAAGTTGCAAATCAAAATGAAGAATTAAAAACATTTCAAATATTTTTAAAAAAAATACCAAAATGGAATAATAGTTTATTAGAAAATGAAACAAAAAGAATATTATATACTAGTACATGTCCTGAACTATTACAAAATTTAGTTAATGCAGTTATTAAAGCAAATATTATGATTTTAACTAATACACATCCTTCAAATAAATCTTCTTTAAAAATAAATACTAAATTTGATTTTAAAGAATTTATTCATAATTGTTATATTGAATCTGCTAGAATATTCTATAATAATCCTTACTTATTTTATCACAAACATTCAATATATGATATTAATCGTAATCAAAAAGATGCTAAAGAAAATATTAAAAATGCAATTATAGAAGCAATACGTAAAATGTTACCTCTTAAAATAATTATAAATGAATATTTAGGTAATAGTTTTAAGGATGAATCAAATGTTAATATTGATATCAATACTCCATCAGAAGCAGAAAAACATAATTTAAGTATCTTAATTAATAATACAAAAGATAATGATTTTGTTAAAATAATAGAAAATTTAGAACAAAAATCAGAACAAAATTTAGAACAAAAATCAGAAAAAAAATTAGAAAAAAATTTAGAACAAATTCTTGACCAAAAACTAGAACTGAATGCAAAACAAAAAATAATACGTAAATCAGAAGAAGAATTAAAATATAGTCTAGATAATAGACTTTCAAGTTTAAAAAAATCAGATAAAAAAATAAAAAAATATATAGATGAAAATAATGAATGTGAAAGTATTTCATATTATAAATCTGATTTAAAAAAAAAAGTAGAAGATAGCTTTAGTAATATAAATAGTAATTTAAATAGTAATATTAATACACAACAAATATTTTATAATGATATTTCTGTACAATTATCAGATGAACCACATGATTCACAAGTATTAAAAAATATTAATATTACTAAAATAAGAAAATTAATTAATTAAATTTATTTATCTAAAAAAGAATATCTATATATAAATTAATAATGAGTATATGTATTTATATGTATGCAATAATTGGAGGTTTCTTAATGTTTATATTATTAGAATTAGATAAGAGATTTATTAGAAATAATTCAGAAGATTCTGAATACTATTCTTCATTACGAATAGCAACTGTAGTTACTTTAATAATATGGGCAATTTGTGCTTACCAAGAAAATAATTTTATAGAAAATGTTCCAATATTAAAATTACATTCACAAAAAATATTAACAGATAAATTTTAATATCTATATATAAATATATGGAACTACAATTTGAGAAATTTGATTTAAAAAATTTAGTATATGATGTAGATGGAAATTTCTTAAATCCTAGAATTGCAATTATTGCAAAATCAGGATCTGGAAAAAGTTGGGTAATTAGAGAAATTTTATATTATCTTTATAAAACAAAAATTCCTTGTGGAACTGTTATTGCTCCTACAGATAAAATGAACAAATTTTATGATGATTTTATACCACCTTCTTTTATTCATCATACTTATAAAGAAGAAATTTTAGTAAATTTATTAAAGCGTCAAAAAATGATACTTGAAAAAAATAATAGAAGAGTCAAAGAAAATAAACAAAAAATAGATCCTCGATCTTATTTTGTTATGGATGATTGCATGAGTTCAAAAAATGAATGGTTAAAAGATCCTAAAATGTTATCCATATTTAATGAAGGAAGACATTTTCAAATAACATTCCTATTATCTATGCAATTTAGTTTAGGTATTCAACCAGAATTAAGATCCAATTTTAATTTTATATTTTTATTAGGAGAAGACACGTTTAGTAATAGAAAACGATTATATGAACATTATGCTGGTATTTTTCCTACTCGAGATCTTTTTGAAATTGCATTCGCAGAACTTACAAACGATTATGGATGTATGGTTATTAATAATAATATTAGAAGTAATGATATTACTAAAAAAGTTTTTCATTTTAAAGCAAGTAAAACACCAGGATTTAAATTAGGTACAGAACCATTTATAAAATATGATGAAAAAAATTTTGATCCAGATCACGATAAGAAAACATCAGTTACAGATTTAACACAATATATGTATAAAAATAGAAAAACAAATGTTCAAATAAAAAAAGTTTAGATTTTTTTTTGTCCTACAACTATTTGATGATATGGTTTTACAAATTGAGTATCAATTATTTTATAATTAAAATAATTTAAACACTTTATAATTAATTCAAAATCAAATACATGCACATGTAAACCTCTATTTTCATACTGTTTTTTACATCTTTCTAAAAATTGTTCCATTGTACCTGCTGGTAAATCTCTCGATAAATCATAAAATTCCTTTATTTCTGGTAAATAATCATCTATATATTTTTCATCTCTATTATTATTGTAATTTTCAAGTAATTTTGAAAATTGCGAAATCGGTCTTTTATGATCAAAAGTAGCCTCCTTCCATGGTAAAATTAAAATACATAATCCATCATCTTTTAAAACTCTCGTTATTTCACTTAAACCTTTTAACGGATTAACTACATGTTCTAAAATATGCGATGCAAAAACAAAATCATATGTTTTATCTTTAATAATTGATAAATCAACTATATCTGATACATACACTTTACCAGGAATAGTTTTCCCATTAAAAATATAATCACTATTATTTTTTGTATTATTCCATAATGTATTTTCAGCAAATATTATATTATCTAATTTTTTTGGTGCTGTATATATACCAGAAGGATAAAAAAATGTACTTGGTCCTCCTAATTCTAACCCTTCTTTATTATGTAATATTTTGGAATAATCTTTAAATGTTTCGGATAATATATCATCCGATATTGTTGAAAAATCTGTATCCAAATCTATTTTTATAAACATATATATGTTTATAAAAATAAAATTATTCTTTAAATGTATTATTAATCTTTTTTTTTATTTTCTATACTACCAACCCATGGAGATGGTTTTATAAATATATTAGTAATTACATCGTCTAAAGGATTATTTACTTCTAAATCATTAATTGTTACATATTTATATATAACTTTATTAGCAGGACATTTTACAGTTCTTATTGATAATTCATATGTTATTAATATTAATCCTATAATAAATAATAAAATCATAAAATAATCTAAATATACACTCATTTATTATATATATTATATATTAATTTTATTCATTGTCATTATCATTAATTATTTTTTTAGTGTTTTCATTATTTACCTTTTTTGTTAGTTCTTCAAATAATTTTTTTGCTTTTTCTAATTCTGTATTTATATTTTTAACATTATTCTCTTTATCATTAATTTCATTCTTATATTCTTGTAATCCTTCTTTTTTATCTTCAATATTATTTTCAATATCATCAGATGATGATTTTTCATCATCATTCGTTTGTGATGATTTAATTGATTGATCAATTTGTTGTTGTTTCCTTAGTTCATGGTATTCTTTGGCTTTTACTTGTTGCTCTTTAAATGATTTCATTAATTGATTTAGTTTTTCTTCTGCATAAACTGCTTCTTCTGCAGATTCTGGATCATCATCCCATGGTAGCCATGATCCTACTTCTCCTACAAATACATTAAATACTTTATCAAATTGTCTAATTTGTTCACATCTTTTTTTCGCTTCTTCCATAGTATTATAAACTCCTCTAATTTTAATTCCTTTTGCATTATTATCAGATTTAATAACTTCTCCAGATGATAAATCTTTAATACTTGTATTCGTTAAAATTGATAAACAAACAAATTTTTGCCCATTAATAGGTTCGTCATTATCTAAATAATCAGTCATTAATAATTATATATTTTTTATCTTTATATCTTTATATTAATTATTTATAATATATAAAGATATAAAAATATTACTAATATTATGTCATTTGAAAATATTTTTTATAACAATACACAATTTATTTTAGACATTAAACCAAGTAATATAAAAAATAGTGGATATGGTTTATTTAGTCTTCAAAATATTCCTAATGAAACATTGATTGGATATTATATAGGTGATGTTTTATCTGGTAATAATAAAGTAACAGATTATTCTTTTCAAATTTCAAAAAAATATTTTATTGATGCAAAAGAATTTCCTAGATGTTATATAGCAATGATAAATGATGCAACAAATTCACAATTTGTTAATAATTGTGAATTTAGAATTATTAAAAAAAAAATAAAAAAAAATAATAAAATATGTTTATATTCTATTAAAGATATAAATAGATGTGATGAATTATTTGCTAGTTATGGAGATGAATATTGGACAACTAGAAATATTTAAATAGTTACTAATCCTGAACCTGTTGAACCAAAACCATTAATACCTCTATTTGATTCATCTATATTATCAACTAATTCTACTTCAAATGGTTTAAAACTTGGAAAAACTATTTGAAATAATCTTTCATCTTTTTTAATAATGTATTCGTCATTATCAAAATTATCAACTAAAGCCATTATTTCACCTCTGTAATTTTCATCAATAATACCAATTTGATTAGATAATCTAAGTTTAGTATTTTTTCCAGTACTCGATCTTAAACATAAAATATATCCATGTTTTTCTAGTGGCTGACAAATTATACCAAGTTTAATTTTATTAGCAAATGAATTTGGTGGTATAATTTGTTCTTCAGTACAAATTATATTAAATCCACTTGCAGTATTATCATAAGAATCATTTCTTTCTTTAATATAATTCATATATTTTATTTTAATATTATCATCAAGACATTTTACTCTAAGAGACATTCTCTCAGTTTTTGAGTTAGACATTTTTACTATATTATATTTATATTTATCTTATTAAGCTATTTATATTTCAATATTTTTTTATTTTTTTAAAAATAAATTTAAAGATAATATTAATTATTAAAATATAATGTCATCTTTAAAATTATATAATATATTAGAAGTAAATAACAATGCAACTCAAGACGAAATAAAAAAAAAATTCAGAAAATTAGTTGTTGTTCATCACCCTGACAAAGGTGGTGATCCGGATAAATTTAAAGAAATTAATAATGCATATGAAATATTAAGTGATGAAAATAAAAGAAAACAATATGATATGATTGGTGATAATGAAAATTTAAAAGATATATTAAATAGTGCCGAAGGATTTCCTTTTGGAATGCATGGTATGCATGGTATGCACGGTATGCACGGTATGCACGGTATGCATGGTATGCACGGTATGCATGGTATGCCTGATATGGATGGAATGCCTTTTGATATGGAAAATATCTTTCAAAATTTATTTGGTATGCAAGCAAATAAAAGAAAAAAAGGTAAGAATATAGAAAAAACTGTTAAGATTAATTTAAAAGATGCATATTTTGGTATTAAAAAGAAATATGATATTAATATTACAAAGTTTTGTAATGATTGTAATCATCCATGTAATGAATGTAAAGGTACAGGATATATTAATAAAGTAATTGGTAATTTTGGTATTATGTTACAACAAAGAATTAATTGTAATGTTTGTAAAACAAAAGGTATTATTAATAAATGTAATAATAATTGTAAAATATGTAATGGTAAAGGTAATTATAACGTTAAAGAAAATATAAATATTGATATTATACCTGGTGTAAAAACAGGTATGAAAATTATTGTTGAAAATAAAGGTGATGAAACATTAATTATTGAAAATGATATTTTTACACATGTTCAAGGAGATTTAGTATTAAATATAGTTGTTGAAGAGAATGACAATTTATTTAATATAGATGGTAATAATTTAATATATAATATTAATCTTCCTTATTGGAAATTACTAACACATATTGATAATTTGACAATTAATCATTATAAAGATAATAATCTAAAAATTGATTTAACAGATCCAATTGATCATAATAAAACATATATTTATAAAAAATTAGGTATGCCTATAATTAACAGTAACGGAAATTATGGAGATTTAATTATTAAATTTAACATTTCTTTTCCATCTAATAGATTAAAAGATGATAATATAGAAAAATTACAATCTGTATTAAAAAGCTTTGATATTTTAAATTAAACATTAATTGGAGGACGTATACAATCAAATATTTGCCTATTTATTTGAAGATTAGAAGGTATTTTTAATTTATCAATTTCTTCTAAATATTCAACATATCTAAAAGTACTTGTTGTATTAAATTGTACTAATATTATAAAAATAAAATAAAAAATATTAAAATAAGCTGCATTAAATGCACAAGCAATACATACTGGTAATGATTGATTTTCTTTTTGATTTAAATAAAAAGAATAACAAAATGCAGCAAAACTAATAAAAATATATACTATAAAAATTATAAATATATTTCTCATATATCTTATTATATCTTCACTATTAATATTATTCGATACATCAACATCTATTATATTATTTGACATATCAGATGAAGCAAATTTTTCATTAGTATTATTATTTGTTTCATATAAATGTTTTAAATGGTAGCAAATCATATATATATTTTTATATTAGATATTATTTATTATTTATTTCCATATACAATAATTAAATAATATATAATATAAAAAATACCAAAAGAATATGCATTTAATGCACATGCTAATTTAACATCAATAGGATAACCAAGATTAGTATTGATATTCCATGATAAAAATGCTGCTATTATACATATTATATAATATAATATAATCCATATTAAATATTTATTTTCATTTTCATTTTCATTTTCATATTCATATTCATTTTCATATTCATATTCATTTTCATCATTATTAAAATTTTCTTTATTTTTAGTAGTTGTAAACAATTCTTTAACATAAGAATTTGCAAGTAACAATATCATTTTTATAATTTAATTTAGATATTAATTTTAAATTTATAATTTAATTTAATTATAAATTTTCTAACATTATTTCTAAATTAGAATTTATTAAATCTAATTCTTTTATTTCACCTGTTAATATATTTAATATTTTATAACTATAATCTTTATAAATATCTTTACACATTAAAGCATATAAAGCTAATTGTAATAAATGAGTTTCACTTATGTATGATACAGCTTTGAATTCCCAAATTGTTTTTGTTTCATTATCTATACAATCAATAATACCAAATATTTTTTTATTATTTATTACTATACTACTATTTTCTTCAAATTCTCTATGATAAATTTTATTTCCTAATGCTTTATGAATTATATTTAATATATTTTTTAATATTGATTCGTTTAACCAATTATATTCCTTTATTTGCGATAATTTATAATAATAACCATTTAAACGCATATCAAATATTGTCGCAAAAAATAAAAAATCATTAATATTTAAAGATTCTTTTTTTAAAACTAAATCTAATTTATTTTTTATATCTATAGAAAGATCATCAATATTACAGGCAATATTATCTAATAATTTTGAATTTTTATTTGTTATAAATTCGTAATATGATGGTATTGCAATACCATTAATTGATGATACATCTTCGTACATATTATTATTTGTTAATGTTTTCGCAGGTAATATTATATTTTTATATTTTTCTTGAATAGTATTATATTTAATATGTTTTAATATATTTATAATCTGTTTAATTGATAAATTCTTTAAATAATCTGTTACTGTTATATGTTGAATATTTATATTAGTTGGAGAATTAATTTTAGCACCTATATATGTAACTTCACCTTCTAATATACAATGATTATTTAATTCGTTTTTATTTATAAAAGGTAAATGTAAATTTTGTTTAGTATGAATTATTATTAAATGTTCTAATGATCGAGTACATGCTACATATATAGGATTTGGACATTTATCTATTGAAGCATCTTTTGCATATCTATAATATCCTTCATCCATCGAATATACAAATACAATTTTTCGTTCTAATCCTTTTGATTGATGAAATGTTGTGAATAATATCTTATTATACATTACTTCTTCATCTATTACATTTCCTTCTTCATTTATAGCAACACAACATGGTAAATCATTTAATACTAATAAATTTTCTAATAAGCGTACAGGAATCTTTTTTGATTTTATTGATGGTGCTAAAATAAATATATCATTTGGTGTATATCCTTGTTTCAAAAAAATTTTGATTTTATTAATTATATCCGTGGGTTTAAATGGATTACAAATTAAATATTGTACTGGAGGACCATCTTTAATTGCATGTAATCTATCTTCTTTTAAAAGAATTTTATTTACAAAACTTGCTATTGATTTATTTACTCTAAATGTTGTAAATATACTATGTTTTTTCCATTCATTATGTGAATTAAATAATTCATCGGCTTTAATTAAATAATTAATATTTGAACCTTGATATGAATATATATTCTGATTTATATCACCAAATAAACATATTTGCATATTTGGTTTAATAATATATTGAACTAAATCAAAAAATAAAGGTTTCATATCTTGTTGTTCATCTAATATTATTAAATCAAAATTAAAATTAGATTTATTTATTATGTCATTATTATTTAATAATAATTGCATTCTTAAATCATCATAACAAGGATAATTATAATACTTTACACAAAATGAATGATAACTATGTACTTCTAAATTACTTATATTATATTTTATTATTCGTTGTCTAGTTTCTGTTTTTAATCCTGCATTATATGTCAATAATAAAATATTCTTATTTGGACACTCTTGAGCTATTGCTAATGATGTTGTTGTTTTACCACAACCAGCTACTGCATCAACAATTATATTATATCCATTTTTTATACTATTTATTATTTCTTTTTGTTCTATATTTAAATTAATCATTATTAATTTATTAATAATGATTAATAACTTATCTTTATTTAAATTTTTATATTTTTATATAAAGATAAGTTATTTTTATATATTATAATATAAAAATGATCAATGGACAAGTTATGCAACAAATCAATAGAAATGGACAAGTTATACAACAACAACAAATTAATGAAGAAGGTAATGTAATAGATGAAGAAGTTATGCAACAACATCAAGTTATACATCAATATTTATATCCCAAACAACGTCAACAAATTAATCAACAAGTTTTACAACAATTTATTACTTCAATAAAAGATGCTATTAGAAATAAATCAATAGATACATCATCAGTAATGAAACTTATTGTTATATGTATTGAAATTATGGAAAATATGCAAACAGAAAATATTGATAAAAAACAATATGTAATATTAGCTATTAATGAAATAGCTAAAGGTGATGATTTAATTTTTGGTACAAGTGATGATACTATTTCTCCACAAGTATTAGTATCATTAATTGTTATGATTAATAGAGATTTAATAAGTGAAGTTATTGATATTATTTGTTTAGCAAGTAAAGGTGATATAAATGTTAATAAAATAAAGGTGATGTAAATGTTAATAAAATAAAAAAAACATGTTTTGGATGTTTTTCAATTGCAAAAAATCATATTTAATATAAAATTTTAATATTTTATATATTTATATATGACCGAGAATGACAATTATATTATATCCATTTTTTATACTATTTATTATTTCTTTTTGTTCTATATTTAAATTAATCATTAATAATTAATAATAACTTATCTTTATTTAAATTTTTATATTTTAATATATTATAATATAAAAATGATCAATGGAAATGGACAAGTTATGCAACAAATCAATAGAAATGAGTATGAACAAGTTATGCAACAACAACAACAACAAGTTATGCAACAACAACAACAACAAGTTATGCAACAACAACAACAACAAGTTATGCAACAACAACAACAACAAGTTATGCAACAACAACAACAACAAGTTATGCAACAACAACAACAAGTTATGCAACAACAAGTTAATCAACAAATCAATCAACAAGTTTTACAAAAATTAGTTACATCTTTAAAAGATGCTATTAAAAATAAATCAATAGATACATCATCAGCAATGAAACTTATTGTCATATGTATTGAAATTATAGAAAATATGGAAAATATGGAAAATATTGATAAAAAACAATATGTAATATTAGCTATTACAAAAATAGCTTATGGAGATGATTTAATTTCTGGTACAAGTGATGATACTATATCACCACAAGTATTAGAATCATTAATAGTTATGATTAATAGAGATATAATTAGTGAAGTTATTGATATTATTTGTTTAGCAAGTAAAGGTAATATTGATGTTAATAAAATTAAAAAAACATGTTTTGGATGTTTTAGTATTGCAAAAAATCATATTTAATATAAATTTTTTAATATATAAATATTAAATATATTTAATATTTATATATATAACCAGTATAGGAGATGAATATAAATATAATGAATGTTATTATAATAATAACAATATTATTCATTATATTTCTATTTATATTTTATTTATTATTATTTAGAAAAACTACACATATCAAATATTTATCTATTAATGAATTTAAGAATATAACAAATTCATCTGATTATTTTAATAATATGAATAATTGCGATTTAGTAGTAAGAAAAAGTAATAATATGAATGAATATTTAAAAAAATATCAATTAGGTTATCGAGCATTTACTATGCAACAAAAAACAATATTAGCAGATATTGTTAATATTATTGATAATAAAATTAATAAATATATTAATTTTAAAAATATAAATTGGATATTTGTTAAAATTGATACTAATTTAGAAAATAGTTTTCCTCATACTATTGAAAATGTAATTATATTATCAAATAATTTTTTTAATTATTCATTTGATAGTCAAATTAATACTATTATTCATGAAAAAGTACATATTTATCAACGAATGTATCCAGAATATATTAATATTTTATATAATAAATGGGGATTTAAAAAAACAGATATTACTTTTAATAATAATAGAAATAATCCAGATATAAAATATTATTATACTTATAACAATAATTTATTAATTCAATTATATACTAATAATCCTCACGAGTTATACCACTCTAATACTTATTATATTAATTTAGAAAATAATAATAAAATTATTATTGATAATAATATTATTAAACAATATAATTTACCAGATATAGCTATTAACAAATTAGAACACCCAAGCGAAATTATGGCAGAAATAATAAGTTTATATTTAACAAACTCTTATCATAAAAATGATAAATGGATTATAATTTTAAAAGAATGGATGATCAATTATTTTTAATATATTAATATATATGAATAATAAAAATAAAATATCATATTAATAATTGTATTGTATAATATCATTATATTTTTATTATTAAAATATTCAATGTAATCTTTTTTATATTTGACACATTTATTTTTATATTCTAAAATAATATTATTATCTAAATATCGAATACATCTAAAACGTTCTTCTTTAAAACTATTTATATTAAAGTAATTAATATCATAATGTTGTTTATCTATTAAAAAATAATTAGATGTATAATATGATATTATTATTATTATTATTTTTTTGATTAACATTTATCAATATAAAATATTATTCTTTATATTAATAATATTTTTTTACAATTTTTTTTACCACAATAAAGTTAGGATTTACAACATTACTACCTAAATTAGGAAAATGTTTAATAAGAAATTTTGTAATTTGTCCACCAGAAATTTCTTTACCACGATTTTCTTCAAATCATTTTCTTGGTTCATAAATATTAAGACGTATTATTTTATCAAGTGCTTCTTTTATATTATTTTCATCAAATTGTCTATTCTCCTCGCAAAAGATAAGCATAAAGTGATAAAGAATGAAGTGTTTAACAAGGACTATGTCGAGATTTACGAATATACAGGAAATAGATATAAACAATAACTCTATATTATAAAAATAGATATATTAATTAAAATATGAATATTACCGAAGAATATATTAATAATAGATATTTAAACAAAATATATCTAAATAATCCAGATAAAATTTCAAATATAAAAATTTTACATAAAATATGTTATAAAAATGATGTTCCTTTATTTTCAATAGTTATTCCTATATGTAATCAAGAAAATATTATTGTAAAACATATTAATTCAATACTATATAACACTACTGAAAAAGATTTTGAATTAATATTGATTATAGATAGTTGTTCAGACAGAACAGAAGAAAATTTAACATATTGGATAAATAATTTAGAAATTGAAAAATATAAATTATTAACTAATGTTTTAATACTAAAGAGTACAATACCATTATTTGAAACCGCAGCAGATAATCTAGGTTTTTACTGTTCTCAAGGAAAATACTGTTTAGAAATACAGGCAGATATGGAAATGACAGAAGAAGGATATAATATGAGATTACTAAAACCCTTTTTACTTGATGATAATATAATAGGTATTTCAGGAAGATGCTGTTGTGATTTTTCATGGAATAAAAGTGTTGGAAAATTAGGAATGGATATTATTAAAGATGTTAAGGATATACCAAATATAGATAGAAATTATTATTATATAAGTGAAACTTGTAATAGAGGCCCGCTATTATTAGATAAGGAAAAAATTAAAATATTAAGATATTTAGACGAGGTTAATTATTTTTTAGAAACAAGCGAGCATGATTTATTTGCGAGAGCATATGTAGAACATAATTGGATATGCGGATATGTTCCTATTGATTTTATAGCATTATTGGAAAATGGTACAACGAGAAAAAAACGAGATAAATTAAATCAAGAATATTATGACAAATTTAGTAATGAAACTAATAATAATGGGTTTTTAAGTAAAAATATTAACAATATACCATATAGAGATATTATTAAAAACTCATTATATTAGTTTATTATATATTATAATTTATACATAAAGTTTTTTGATTAGATGTTTTTAATTCACCTTTAAAACTTATATTCATAACTACAATAACAAAACTTATATAAAAAATATTTGCTATTTTTCTTTTTTCATATTTATCTGAATCATCCATTAATATTTGTTCTACTTCTTATTCTGATAAATTTTTTATAGGTTTAAATACATCTATATCGCATAACACCCAAAAATCTGTTAATTGTTTTTCTTTTTAAGCTTCTCTTTCTATTTTTAGATATTCTCGTAGCTCTTCTGTAAATGTATTTTCCATAAATATAATTATAATTATTAAAGATTTTAATTATTATTTAATAATTTTTCAACTTGCTCTTCTTCGTCGTCATTTTCATGTATTATAGATTCTTTAACATTTTTAATACTTAATAATTTAAAAATATCAATATCTCTTTTAAAATCACAATCTTTTGATAATCCAAATCCATCATCAGAAAATTCAGAAAAATCATATTTATGATGACTTTCTAATCTTTTATGATGTTTTATTTTATGAATTAATTCTGACCATGATCTTAAATAATGATTTATACAAATAACATCAGTATCATCTATAATTTTTGCTGTATTTAAAATATTATTTAAATTATCAAATATTTTTTTATTAATATTTTTTTTTAATATATTTTTATGAATAATAGTTTTAATTTCAGAAGTTGTTTTTGATAATGTATAATTTAAATAAGTCTCATTATCTGGTTTATTTATATGACCATTTGTTGAAAATATTTTTTTTATTATTCCTATCGATTGTTCTGTTGTTATCTGCTCTTCAATGAATTTTTGAATAGTTATATGCTTTTTAGGAACTAAAAACTCATTTGAATCTATAAATAAAATCCAATCTTCTTCAATTGTTTTTAATATATTTATTGTAAAATGACTATATGCTGTTCTTTTCATGACATCTCCAGGAAAATCTATTATTATACAATTAGGATATTTATTTTCTACAAGTACAGTCTCCTTCGCTGACTGTACTTCTGTTCCATTATTATAAATTATAAATTTTGTAACACCTATCTTTGAATGATAATCTATAAATTCTTTTAAATATGAATGATCATATCTTATAATTGTTACAATACAACAGGTTTTTTTCATTATTAAAATAATATTATATTAATATTATAAATAAATAAACTTATTACACCTTGAAGATTTTAAATCTTAAAACAATTTAAATATTAATAATTATTAAATAATAATAATTATTAATATGCATAGGTCTAGAAATTATTATGATGATATAAATAATAATAATCGTAGTTTTTATAACAATACAAATAATAATAATTGTAAAACTAATACAATATTATTTTTTACTATTATTATTGTAATAATAATAATGATTATTATCTAAATATTATTATAGAATTGAATAAACTATTTAAATAGTAAAAAATAATTATTATAATAATGTTTGGTTTTTATTATAATGATAATAATAATAATTTAAAAATAAAAATTGATTGTCTTTTTAATGAAAATATAAATCTAAATAATAAAATAAAACAATTAAATAAAACAATTAAAAAATTAAAATATGAAAATATTATAAATAATTCAGAATTGATTGAAGCATTTAATTATAATATTGATTTATTAAAAAAAGAAATTAATATTATAAAAGAAATAAATACAATAAATACATTAAATACAATTGAAATAAAAGAAACAAATGAAAAAAAATTGATAAATAATGATAATGATATAAATAATGATGATTTTATACAAATATAATTATAATTATGTCTGTGATTGATGAGATTAGTGAATTAGTTGATAGTTTTGATAATTTAAATATGAATAATGCATTAATAAGAGCATATGTAGTATATAATAATAAATATCATAATAATTTTAATAATATTATTAGTAATAATTGTGATTATAATTATGAATTATTATTAGAAATAAATTTTTTATTTTCAAAGTATACTACAGAAGTAAAAAATGATTTATTAAAATATAATATTATTAATATTAATGAAAGATCTCCAGAATTTTTAATATGTATATTAGCGTATATTGATAATTATTTTGATTCTGAAAATTATTATAATATATATATGGAAGCAATAGAAAAATTGTAATTAAATTTTAATTTATATATTAAACCATCCATTTAGTATTTAAAGTTGTATATATATTAGTTCTTTCTGTTGATGTTAAAAGTCTGTTAATAATTATAATTTCATAAATTATACCATCTACAGTTGCAGAACCTGAACTACTATATGATGCATCTGCACCGATAGAACCAAAAAATGTTTCTGCAGTTCCTGAAACTCCTAAACTTGAAAAGTTTACTAAAATATTATTATTTATATAAAATGCTCCATTTAATCCTGAAGAATTATATTCACAATTTACAACAACAGTAGTATTGATAGGAAAAGAATATGATGGTTGCTCTGCACCTCCATCTCCTCTACCAACATATAGTGCATTGTCATTAATAATAATTAATGTTCTATCAAATCCTCCATTATCTTGAGACCATAACCATTTTAATGTAGAACTATTTGCTGTTTTTTTCCATACTACAAAAATATTCATTGTTGAATAATTGTTTAAATTTATATTAGAAATTAATACTTTTCCATTCGAAAATACAGCACCATTTGAAGTATAAATAGGTCTTCTACCATTATCTGTTTGTGTTGTTGTTAAACTTGTACTATTTCCTGAATTATACCATGAACCTATTACACCTCCTACAGTTAATGTACTATTATTAGTACCATCTATATTCATTCCATCATGACGTAAAACTAAATTTGCACCAAATGTAGTTATTGCATCTGCTAGAGTTTTACTTTTACCATAAAAATTACTTAGTGATATTTTACCACTTGTAGGAATACCTGTTGCTCCTGTTCCTTTAGCATATAAACCATTTAAATAATATTCACTTAAAAGAATAGGATTGGTACCGCCAAATTCTGTTTGTATATTACTTAAAAATATTTTACCAGAAGATTGTAAAACCATTTTATTATATAAATAGAAATAAATATTAATTATTTCTTATAATTTTAATATAAATTATTCCTTATAATTTTAATATAAATTATACCTTATAATTTTAATATAAATTATACCTTGCATTTCTATTTCTTATAATTGTTACATCTTCATAATCTAACATATTTACAAATTCATCTCCATAAAAATATTTTTCTTCATTTGTATCATTACAATACATATATACAAACATTATATCAATATACATATTAACATTTATAAACTCTATATCTTTTTCAAATTCTATTATATATATATTACCATCAGATAGTCTGATCAAATCATTTTGTCTAAATTCAAAAGAATCACTTAATACTAACAAATAGTCATTTGTTATTTCATTTCTAACAAATTTAAAAGTACTAGGAATAAGAGGATTATATTTTTTAAGAATATTAAATTTTTGTTCATTTTTTTTAATCATTTCAATTATAGCATTTTTATTCCAATAATAATCATTATCTATTTTTTTTTCTTTAAGAATATGTATTAGTTCAATGAGTGTATAATTACTATATGGTCCTTCAAATAAATTTTTATCTTTATTTGTTATAATAGTTACATCTTCATTATCTAATATACTTACTAAAGTCTTTGGATAATAACATATTTCATGTTCATTATTCAAATCAAACAAATAAACATATATTTGTTCCTTTTGTTCCTTTTGTTCTTCTTTTACAATCATAATTTCATATTCATATTCATTATCATTTGATAATTTTATTATATCATTATTACTTATTGTAATAAAATTATTTAATTGCAAACCATAATTTTTATCTTCTAATTTTATTAATGTCCAATTACTCTGTTTCATAGGTTCATATTTTTTAGAGATATTAAATTTTTGTTCATCTGTTTTTATCATTTCAATAATCATTTTTTTGTTCCAAGGACAAGTAATATTTACTTTATTTTCTAATAATTTATTTATTAATTCCAAAAGTGTATAATTTTCATATTTTCCATCATATATATCATATATTTTACTGATTAAATCTGAATTTATTCGAATATCTAATTTGTTATGTAATCTTTCAAAAAAACAAATAAATTCTATTTTTTTCATTTGCTCCATCTATTTAATTATATTATAAAACTATAATATAATTAAATAATTATTCAATTTTTTAATTGTTTTTAACAATATAATTATTCAAATATAATGCAAAAGATAACCATATTAAATAAGGTATTAATAATATACCAGCTGTTTTATCAATTGAATAAAATAATATTATCATAATAAATACTAACATCCATGTAAATAATAATAAAATTTGTGATTCATAAATTAAATGATACTTAAAAAATAAAGGACTCCATGCAAAATTTAAAATTAATTGTATAATATATAATTGTATTGGAAATGTTATTTCTTTTTCTTTATTCCATATAATCCATACAGATATACTCATTAAAATATATAATATAGGCCAAACTATACTAAATATATATCCTGGTGGTGTTAAAGATGATTTATTTAAATCTAAATACCAACTATCAATTTTATCCATACTTAAAAAACTAATTAATAATGTTAAAAATATTATAATAAATAAAATTCTCATAATGTTATTATAAATTAAGATTAAATAATTATTTTTTTATAATTAAATAATTAAATTATTAATGTTTTTGAATAATTAAACCATAATTTATTTTGTTTTGTTATCCATACTGTAAAAATATATTCATTGTTTACTAATTTATGTAATCCAACTCTATAAGCATACTTAAATACTTCATATTTTGTATTTGTTATTTTATTTTTTATTGTCCAGTAATCAGATATTTCTTCAATATCTTCAAAAATAATATTATTTTTGAAATTAATTAACATCTGTTTAATAAAATTTTTATCTGTATATGATAATATTTTTAATATATTTTCATCTATTGCTTCTATATCCAAATCTTTATTTATATTTTCTATTAATGTTTTAATTTCTGGATTATTAATATCTGTATTAATTTTTATATCATAAATAGACATATATTATATATATATATATATATATGGAAGAATATATTATAGGATTGATAGTATTTTTATTTTTAGATGTATCGTGGATATATTTAAATAATAATATGTATTTAACTAATATTGAAAATATTCAAAAAAGTAAATTTAAATTAAATATATATGTTGCTTTAATTACATACTTTATACTTTGTTTATATTTTATATTCTTAATTTATAATAAATTTAGTTTGCTTAATTGTGTATTAATAAGTTTTTTTACTTATTCCATTTATAATTTTACTAATTTAACAGCTTTTGAAAATTACAGTGTTTCACTCGCAATTATTGATACATTATGGGGTCCATTTGTTACTTTTATTACTATGTATATTGTATATAATTATAAATTAATTTTTAGTTAATTACTATAAAAATAAATTAATTACGAGTTCATATTATTTTATTTGATTTCTATAGTAAAATCTTTTTTGATTACTATAATCAAATCTTTTTTGATTACTATAATCAAATCTTTTTTGATTACTATAATCAAATCTTTTTTGATTACTGTAGTAAAATTTTATTTGATTACTGTAGTAAAATTTTATTTGATTACTGTAAGCATAAAAAGTACCTTGAAGTTTAGTATTTAATAATAATAGACGTTGTTTTTTTGCAAAATTACGGAACTTTACATATTCTGATAATGGTAATATATTTATTAATTCTAATGTCCATTTTCCTAATTCTTGATTATATTTTACTTTATCCTCTTCAATTATTATAATAATTTTTACAAGTGTTGAAATATATTTACTTTCATATGTAAATATATTCTCTAGTTTTTTATAATATTCTTTTTCATTATCAGATAAATCTATTAAAAATCTCTCAATAAATTTTTTTATATATTTATATTTGATTTGTACTTTTTTTTTCATTTTTTGTATATTTTATTATTAACTGTATTTAATAATAAAATATATTTTCAATTTTTTTATAATATTTCTAAAATAAAAAATTTTTAAAATTAAATTTGGGACAAAATTTTTTTAAAAAAAAATCTCTCTCTTGAGAAAAAAAAAGAAGTTTTTTTTTTAATATATCTAACCAGAAAAAAATAGATTAAGTAATAAAAAACTATTTTTTTAAGCTCGTATTTAAACTTCCAAATTTTTTTTATAAATACCTAATAATAAAATAAAAAAGAACTTTAAAATTAAGCTTATTATTTTAAGCTTGAAATATAACTTAAAATAATATTTTAAAATATAAATTTAAAAAAAATATAATAATATAACAAAAAATTAAAATTGAAAATAGGTGCTAATTTTTTTGAAAATAAAATCTCTCTCTCTCTGGAAAATTAAAATTTATTTATGTTTTGAATATAATAAAACATAATAAAAATAGAACTGTATAATAAAAGCTTCTTTTTTTTACTAAAAACTCTCTTAAAAATCTATTTTTTTAACTTAATTGAAGCTTTTATATAGTTATAATATTTAAATAGTTATAATATTTTTTTGCAACTATATAAAAGCTTCTTTTTTATAAAAATATTTATTAACTAAAATTATTTTTTGCAACTATATAAAAGCTTCTTTTTTATAAAAATATTTATTAACTAAAATTATTTTTTGCAACTATATAAAAGCTTCTTTTTTATTAACATAATTAAAAAAACTTAAAAATTAAGTTTTTAAATAAATTAGTATATAATTATATAATTATGATAAATTATATTTGTGAAAAATGTAATAAAGAATTTAATAAAAAATCAAATTATATAAAACATATTAATCGAAAAAATCCATGTATTAAAGAAGAAATTAATTTAATTACTTATAAATGTGAAAATTGTAATAAAGAATTTGATAAAAAAATAAATTATACCAATCATATTAATAAAAATAAAAAATGTAATATTATAGATTTACAAGAAAAATATAGTAATTTAGAAATTGAATGTCAACAATTAAAACAAATAAATCAAGAATTAAAAATAGAAAACAATAAAATAAATGAATTATTAGAAAAATGTATAACTAACAAAAATAATATTATAACAAATACAAATACTAATATTATTAATAATACAAATAATACAAATAATATTATTAAAATCAAACTTGTAAATTTCGGACAAGAGAAATATACAAAATTAACTAAAGAAGAAAAACAACATATTTTAAAATATAGTAAGCAAAGTATGGCTAATTTAATAAAATATTTACATATTAATGATAGAATGCCTGAATATAAAAATGTTTGTGTAAAAAATTTAAGAGGTAAAGGAGGATATTTATATGAAGATAATAAATGGATGCACTTAAATTATAATATTTTATTAATGATTTTATTTAAAAACAAAATTAATGATCTTGATAAAATATTAGCTGAGAATGAAAATTTAAATATTTCTTCATCTAAAAATATTCAAGGTTTAATTGATAATTATACTGATGATATGGACACATTTATAAAAAATAATAAAGAAAATATAATAAATATGTTGTATAATCACACTAAAAATTATAAGATTGAATAATTATAAATTTATATGTTATTATTTAAGAGTTTTTATAAATTCTTTCATATCTTTTGTACCCATACTTGAATTACAATTTTGACATATAGGTTTTAAGTTTGATACAACAGTTTCTCCACCATTTATTTCTGCTATAATATGACCACAATTAAATGACATTTGTGTTATATCTGTTACATTACAACACATACATTTGGATTTACCTATTTGTTCTCCAATATTTGTATTCCATACTAATCTTTTTATAGTAGCTGATATAGGTTTTTTCTTTTTCTTATCATTATTATCTAATTTTGGTTTGGTAATACTTTGTTTTTGTAATTCTTGTTTTAATTTTACATTTTCTTCTTCTAATTTTTTTTGTTTATCTAATTTTTGCTTTTCTTCTGACTTTTTTTGTTTATCTAATTTTTGTTTTTCTTCTAACTTTTGCTTTTCTTCAGACTTTTTCTGATTATCTAATTTTTGTTTTTCTATTTTGATTTCTTTTAATAATATGTCTATAAAACGATAACAATTTGTACAAGAATTACCACATTTATATTCATTATATATACATTTTATAACTTCTTTAATATGATTATTATAATAATCTTTTATATTATTGTATTGTTTATTTTCATTACAATAATAGATTTCTTGTAAATATTTTAATAAATATCCATTCATTTTAGTAATTCTCATTTTATTAATTAAATCTATAATATTTAGTCTTTTATCATTATCATCTTGTTTTAAAATTGAAGGATTATTAAGATCAACTACTAATTTGTCATATCTATCAAATAAATATTCGTGAATTGTTTCTAGTTCTTCTTCTTGTTCTAGTTCTATCATAATTAGGTCTGTCATAATTTAATATATTATACATGTTGTTTATATTTTAATAATTTAATATTCAATTTTTATTTTTTATTTTAGAAATATAATTATTAAAATATAATATTTCTAAAATAAAAAAATTTAAAAAATGAAAATAGGTGCTAAAAAATTTAAAAATAAAATCTCTCTCTCTCTGGAAAACTAAATTTTTGTATTTTTTATTTATAACTATCTAAACATTATAAAACTATAACTATATACTAAAAACTGTAAAAAATATTAATTAATTTTGCTTTATGTTTAACTAATTATAATAATAAATAATAGAAACTTTATTTTAAAATATATTTTTCATTATTTTTAAAGTGAATGATTAACCACATATAATAAAATTTAATTAAAAAAATATTTTAAAATAAACTTATAAAGTTATAATATTATAATATAATAATATAAAATGGTATGTTATAAATGTGAAAAATGTAATAAAGAATTTAATCAAAAATCAAATTATATGGCACATATTAATAGAAAAAAATCATGTAATACAAATGATTATACTAATATAATTCTTTATAAATGTGAAATATGTAATAAAGAATTTAATCAAAAATGTAATTATATATCACATATTAATAATAAAAATCCATGTAATAGTAAAGATTTAATTAAAGAAAATAAAATATTATTAGATAAAATTAAAGAATTAGAAAATGTTCAAAAATATAATACACAATTAGAAAAAGAAAATATACAATTAAAAACAGAAAATGAAAAAATTAATGAATTATATAATAATTTATTAAATAAATGTATAAGTAACAATACAACAAATAATAGTAATAATAATAGTAACAGTAATAATACCACAACTAATAATACAACAAATAATATTATTAAAATAAAACTTGTAAATTTTGGTCAAGAAGATTACACTAAATTAACTAAAGAAGAACAAAATAATATTTTGAAATATAGTAATAGATCTATTTCTAATTTAATTAAATGTTTACATATTAACGATAAACTACCACAATATAAAAATATATGTATTAAAAATTTAAGAGGAAAAGGCGGTTATCTTTTTGAAAATAATAAATGGACTCATCTTAACTATGATGTTCTTTTAATGATGTTATTTAATAGAAAATTTAGTGATTTAAATAAAATTTTAGATGAAAATAATAATGAAAATATTAGTAAATTTTATCAAGACAATATACAAAAATTAATTGATAATTTTGATGAAAATAATGATGAATTTATAAAGAAAAATAAAGATAATATTATTAATTTATTATATAATAATACCAAAAATTATAAAATAGAATAATAAAAATTTTATATTGTATTTTTGCTTGTACCATATGTATCGAGCAAAAAATATTATTCAAAAAAAAGTAATAATTTATTTAAAAGTTCTTGTTATTTCTCTTAAAAATAAAAACAAGTTTCTTTAGAAGTTCAATATTTAAACCATTCAATAAATGACTTTATTTTATAATTTTTATTTATAAAATTAGTAAGTTTTTTCAATCATATCTAATTCACTTTACCAATAAAATACATAAACAACAAATATTATAATAAATATTTAAATTATTTTTTTATCGCTTTCTATGCTATTCATAATTATTTTAACTAATTGTAATAATATACAATTCTCTTCAATCTCTCCATTCCAGTAATTATGCCAATGATAACAAAAACTTCCATAAAAAAATTTATTAAAATTATATTGCCTATCAGTATTTTTAAAAATAAATCTAGAATCAATTCTTGTATTATTATTATTTTGAATCCAGTCTGGGTCAAACCAACTACATGGTAGAACCAGCATATCAAGAGGTAAATCATATGTTAAATTTGCTTCTTGAAATCCAAATCCACGATCACGTTTAATAATATATTTAATATTATTCTTCATCTTTTCTGATTTTGATTCTAATGATATATAAATTGCACCGTTTGGATAATTTTCTGTTGCCCATTGATATACACATATTTCACTTCCAAAATTATTAAATAAAGGATCAAAACTTCTTAATATAAAACAATCTAAATCAAACCAAACGCCTCCATAATTATAAAGTAATAAATACCTTACAAAATCTGAATAATACGAAAGATTTTTATTTTTACATTCATAGTTTTTTTCTATAAAAAAGGTATTTATTTTTTCATCATTTTCAGAGAAATTTCTTATTTCTGCATATTTTTCTATTTCATTATTATATTTATTAGGAGTATTATTATCTAACCATAATATAATTTTATGTTTATTATTATACACATTAAAATAATAGCAGGATAAAATAGAATATAAATGCTTTTCATTTAATGTTCCACTCCAATAGCAATGAAAGATAACTGGTTTATTATATTCACCCTTTAAATTAATTGCAATATTAATTGTTTCCGTATAATTTGTATTATTAGTAATTAATTTCATTTATTAAGGATATATATATATATCTTTATCTTTATATATATCTTTATATATATACTAATCATCTTCTATTTTATTGAGTATTAAAAAAATCGGCATTTTAAATATAAATAAATTAGTAATATTATTATGGAATCATCTGATTTATTTCTTTCTAAAAATTTTTAAAAGTTTTGTATAGTTTATAATTTAAATTAATAATTCTTTCTTCTTTAATAAACTTAATATATAATTCTCGGATATCAATAGGTACGAGATCAATAAATCCTTTAGCAAATTCTCCTATTTCTTGATTTGGAAGTACTCTATTTTCTTCAACTCTTATTATAATGCTTAATATCCTCTCAAATGTATTATTTTGCGGAAACATAGAATAGAGCTCAATGAAGTGGTTTTTTTCTTCTTCGGAAAACTTTGTAAATATTTCTGACAGGTAATTTTCTATGTCTTTATTTGTGTTTGTGTTTGGAAATGGCATTTTAAAATTAATATATAATAAATTTATTATACTTTAATTACTCAATTTTTTCTATATTTGTCCATATATTACATGGTACTTCAATATCTTCATTATCATTTTGAACCATTATAATATTATCTTGTTCAAGTTGTTCAAGTTGTTCAAGTTGTTTAAGTTGTTCGTTATTAACTGTTACTTCGTTTGCTTCTTTTTGTTCTTTTTTATATTTTCTTTTTTCTTTTGTCCAATTTGTTATACCTGCATTTTTCTTCATTTCTAAAAATTTTTGTTTGCTAATACGATGTCTCATAGCTTGCATTATAGCTATTTTTTGATTTTTATACTTCAAGTAATTTTTGATATTGTAAATATCCATAAATCTTTTTTTTAAATTAATATTAATTTATTATTGAATAATTGTTTTATTCAATTTTTTTTATTTATATAAAGAAATATTTATTTAATATTTTAAAAATGATATCTTATCCAAAAGAAAAATATTATGATAAAATAATTGAAGTACCTCGTACATGTGTTACATGGACAAATGAAGAAAATTACGAATTAATGATACAAATAAGAGATGGTTTAAGATTAGAAGACATTGCTAAAAATAATCAAAGAACAATTTTGGCTGTTAAATATCATATAATAACAAATGCTTTTAATATTAAAAAAAATAGTAATATATCATTAGATACAATTTCAAAATTAGTAAATATGCCTATTTATAATCTTAAAAAATATATAAAAAATCAAGAAGAAGAAAAAAAAAAATTATATATAAAACAAATTATAAAATCAGAATTAGAAATATTAGAAAAACAACATAAATTAGAATTAGAATTAAAAGAATTAAAAATTAGGAAATTAGAATTAGAATTAAAAAAATTGAATTTTTATAAAAAAAATTGAAATTTTATTATCATATAATATTTATTATAATTATTATTGAAACAACATACAAATAGATCATACTATAACATATATTATGGAGTCGCAAAATCCAAATGATATATATATTAAAGAGTCATATAATCCATATAATCAATATGATGTATATGCATGTGCATATGCATATACATATGTTCAAGACCCATATATGAGAAAAAGAGATGATACTAAATATAATGAGCTTGAAGTAACTAAAGCAGCTAAAGAAGCTTTAGAAGTTGTAGAATCACTAATGTAATATTTGTATTTTTTTATAACTAACAATTTTATTTTAATTAGTATTTATTGAAAATATAATATTTATATTTATATTTTTAATTAAAAATTATTAATATTATAATAATAATGAATAAATTTATAATTAAAAATAGTATTTATATTTCTTTATTTATAATCTTTTTATTATTTATATTAGTAACTTTTAATTATGAAAAAATAATAAAACTATTAACACAATCAAAAATAGAACCACAACCAGTATTAATACAACAACCTAAAATAGAAACACAAACTGAAATACAACAACCAGTAACACAAATACAACAACCAGTAACACAAATACAAGAACCAGTAACACAAATACAACAACCAGTAACACAAATACAAGAACCAGTAACACAAATACAACAACAAATGCAATTACAACAACTATTATTAGAACAAGAAAAACTATTAAAACAACAACAACAAAAAGAACTTGAACCAGTAGATTGTATTGGTTATTATGAAGATGTTGGTATTGGTACTTGTATTATAAATAGATGTGATCCAAGTAATAATATTGTTGGATTAGGTAAAAAAAAACAAAGATTTAATATTACAACAGAACCAATAAATTTAGGTCTTCAATGTCCTGAACGTGAAATAGAAGTAGATTGTTCAAAAAATGCTTATTCTGAATGTGTTAAATGTAATATGAATAACGGTGGAAAATATATTACTGGTGATTGTAATATTACAAAATGTTTACTAAATACAGATACTGAATCAGGCACAAGTACTGGTACAGATACTGGTATTGGTACAAAATCTCATACATGGATATCTCCAAGTTTTCCGGTACCTTTAGAAAATTGTATTATGCCAAAAGAAGATCCTTTAAGTTGTATGTTTGATAAATTTTCTAGTTGTAACTGTACATATACTTATGATGTTATACCTTTATGTGATAAAAATAATACTGTTTGTGATAATAAAAATAGTAGTTGTAGTTTTAATTATATAAAAACAGAACCATTAGAAAATGGTATTTGTACGACAGAATTTGAATATCCTTTAATTACTATAAATGATGGTAATTGTAGTTGTATAGTTGAAAGAACAGAAGGAGACTGGGAATATACAAATGAAAGATGTGATCCAGATAATCCTACTACATTTTTAGCTACAAAAAGATCTAGAATAATAACAATTACAAAACCTTCAACTGCTTATGAAGGATGTTCATTTAGACCATTAGTAAATGAAGTAATATTAGAAACAGATAGAGATAAAGGATTTCTAAATTCAAATCAAGAATTTCAATTTAGACCAGATGTTTCAACATTCAAAACTATACAAACAGAAACAAATATAATTTTTCCTGATCATCCAAGTTGTAAATGTGAAGGTCAAGAAACCAGTTTAAATACATCATATACAGATTGGAGTGAATGGGATCAAACTTGTCCCAGTAGAACAGATTATACAAAATCAAATAGTGATTTTACAATATCACGAACTCGAACAAGAACATATAAAAAAACAAAAGCAGAATTAACAAATGGGACTTGTTATCAATCAAATAATGAATATACAGTACAAACAGAAAATAATGTATTATGTCCTCGTGACTGTTCTGGTAATTATAGTAATGTTATAGCTGAATGTAAAAATATATCTGGCTTACCTATTGATTGTAGTAGAAATACTACTGGTTATATATCAGGTGTAAGAATTAAAACTTTCGATATTTTTAAATCAGATTTAAATTCTGGCGAAATATGCAAAAAAGATATACCGGAACCATGTGAAAAAGAATGTCCTGTTAACTGTGTTGGTTATTATGAAGATATTGGTGATGGAACTTGTATTGTTAATAGATGCGATCCAAGTAATAATACAATAGGTAAAGGGACAAAAAGACAAAGATTTCATACTGTAACAGAGCCAAAACATACTGGTGATATATGTCCTATTTTTGAAAAAGATGAAGAATGTTCAGTAGATGCTTATCCAGATTGTGTTAAATGTAATAGTACCAATGGAGGAGGTGAGGATATTTTAGGTGAATGTAATATTACATCATGTGTTTCAGGAACAGAAACTGGAAAAGGTACAAGAACTAAAACATGGACAATTACTAATCCTCCACAACCTTTAGAAAATTGTATTATGCCAAGACAAGATGATTTAGATTGTACAATTAATAATTTTTCACTTTGTAACTGTAAATATATTCATCATAATACACCACCAGTATGTAATACAACTAATACTGTATGTAATAATAAAAATAGTAGTTGTGATTTTGGTTATACAAAAATAGAACCATTATTAAATGGTATTTGTACAACACCATTTGAATATCCAAAAATTACTACAAATGATGGAGTATGTAATTGTATAGTTAATCGATTATATGGAGATTGGAGTAATACAAATGAAGAATGTGATCGATCTAATCCCAGAACACTTTTTGTTAGTAATAGAACGAGAGAAATAACAATTACAAAACCAGTTGGAGGTTATGATGGATGTTCATTTGCACCATTAGAAAATGAAGTAATAATAGACACAATTGGGGGATTTGTTAATTCTAATCAAGATTTCCAATTTAGATTAGGTAAATCAACATTTAAGACAATACAAACAGAAACAAATATAAGTTTTCCAAATCATTCAAAGTGTAGATGTAAAGGCGGAGGTAACAATTTTGATGCATCTTATACAGATTGGACTGAATGGGATAAAATTTGCCCGCTTCCTTCTGATACAAGTAAATCAGATGATGATTTTAAAATATCACGAACTCGAACTAGAACATATATAAGTACAAAAGAATTAAATGACGGAATATGTCCTGAAGAAGATGCATTATATACAAAAGAGACACAAAATAATATTTTATGCCCAAGAAACTGTAAAGGCGGTGCTTATCAAACTATTTGGAGCGATTGTAGTAATAATGGTTCCACTCTTATATGTGCAGCATCTTCAATCGAAACACAAGCTAATAAAACAGGAAAGCAAATAAAAAATTGGGTTGGTGGTATAAATCCAATTTATGGTGGCGCAGAATGTCCAGTACAACAGATACAAGATTGTAGTCTAAATTGTGCTATAGACTGTTCTGGTGGTAGATGGGGTTCTTGGTATGGCTGTGATGCTAGAGCATGCTTATCAGCTTCAACAGAAACATTAAGTGTAATACAAGGAAAAGAGAAAAGAGATTGGATTGAAGGAATTGAAGGTATAAATGGTGGTAGTTCGTGTGTTATTGCACATCCACAACAAACACAAGATTGTAGTAGAAATTGTAATATAGACTGTCGTGGTGGTAATTGGGGTCAATATTCTGAATGTAGTAATAATGGTACTATTTTAACATGTGCAGCACCTAACATAGAAAGACAAGCTTCAAAATCTGGAACAAAGACAAGAGTATGGGAAAATGGAATCAGAGCAGGTTCAGGATCAGCATGTCCAATAGAAGCACCGCAAGCATGTACTAAAGAATGTAATATAGACTGTTATGGTGGTAATTATGAAACAAATTGGAGTGATTGTAGTAGTAATGGTGTGATTCTGACATGTGAAATATCTTCAATTGAAACACAAGGAAAAAAAATAGGTAATCAAGTTAAAAAATGGATCGGTGGTACTCAATCTGGAACTGGTGTAGCATGTGCTGTTAAAAATCCAACACTAATACAAGATTGTAGTCTAAATTGTGCTATAGACTGTCGTGGTGGCACATGGAGTAATTGGACTGGATGTACAGCTCCAGCATGTATAGCTTCTAATCTAGAAACACAATCTACTAAGACTGGTATTGAATATAAATACTTGACAGGTGAAACAGTCGAGATTAATAACGGTTCATGTACAAGACAACAAAGTCAAACTTGTACTACAAGCTGTCCAATAGATTGTACTGTAACAAGAGTTCCTGATGAATGGATAAATATAAATGCAAGATGCGATCCAAATAATGCCACAACATTAATTGCTGATAAAAGAACTAGAATAGTAACAATAACTAAAAACGGTGGTAGTGCTACATGTACATTTCCAAAACTTCAAAATGAAACAATATTATTAGATACAATTGATAATAGAGGTAAAGGAACAATAATTGGTAATAGATTGCAATTTGGAACAGCAAATACATTCAAGATTGAAGAAACAGAAAATAATGCTATAAGTTTAGCTAATCACGCAAGATGTAGATGTACAGGAGGTGCTACAAATTTAGATTCGTCATATGAAATATGGAGTCAATGGGATAAAATCTGTCCTTTAGCTACTGATACTTTAAAACCAGATGCTGATTATATAATATCACAAACTCGTACAAGAGGATATACAAAAACAAACCAAGGTAGTCTTTTAGCAAATCATTCTTGCCCTGAAGCCGCACCTAATTTTACAAAAGAGACACAAAATAATATTTTGTGCCCAAGAAACTGTAAAGGTGGTGCTTATCCAACAAATTGGAGTGATTGTAGTAATAATGGTGTAAATTTAACATGCGCTGCAGCTTCAGTCGAAACACAAGGAAAAAAATTAGGTAAGCAAATTAAAAATTGGGTTGGTGGTATAAATCCAATTTATGGTGGTGCAGAATGCCCAGTACAACAGATACAAGATTGTAGTCTAAATTGTGCTATAGACTGTCGTGGTGGCACATGGAGTAATTGGACTGGATGTACAGCTCCAGCATGTATAGCTTCTAATCTAGAAACACAATCTACTAAGACTGGTATTG